CAAAATAAAAAAACCACCTAATTTTTTAAATAGGTTGTCTAAAAAACTGGGTCTTAATCGGAAACTTACTCCAGAGTCTGAACAAGAATATCTTAATGAGGCTATAGATTTTATTACCGACTACACTAGAGAAGAAGACTATAGTATAGCAAAAGCCATGATGAAATCTCTTAAAAATAAAGAACCAGATCAAGGATTTGCCCAAGGAGGCGTAGTAGACATGAGTAATCAAATGGAAATGCTTTTCAATGAAGGTGGTATTGCCGATGATGGCATGAGACGTGACCCGGTATCTGGCAATGAGATACCTCCAGGTTCACTGGCAGAAGAAGTACGGGATGATATTCCAGCACAACTCTCTGAAGGTGAGTATGTCGTACCAGCAGATGTTGTACGTTTCTTTGGTGTAAAGTACTTTGAAGATCTACGTGCCGAAGCTAAGATGGGCTTGGTTAATATGGAAGCCAATGGCAGAATTGGTGGTGAGCCTATATTAGACCCCATGGCTAATCAGATCACAGATCAAGACCTAGCTCAATTAGATCAAATGCTAGCTACTGGTGTAGCTAACGGTGGTCTGATGGATAAGATGGCATTCGCTGCTAAGAATGATAAGGTAATTAATCAAAGAATGAACCAAGGTGGTTTTATTGTAGGGTATGCTGAGGGCGGTACAGTGACTGAACCTTCTGCTTCTTACGCAGATCCAACCAGAGTAGATCAAGTTATCAGTCGGGTTATGGAGGTTATACAACAGAAGCCTGAACTAATTCAAGAGCTGTCTAAACGTGGTATCCAAGTTAGCAGGACTAACCCAACCATGCAAGCACAGCAAATGGATAAAGCTAACCCACCAGCCGAGGCTTCTAAGGCTTTTGCTGATGGTGGTTTTAATACTAACTATCAAAGTAATAGCACAGGTTTGCCAGATTATTATTCTACACCAGGTGGTTCTTATACTTATCAAGGTCCAGGGGTACCATCAGCGCCAGTTACCTCTGTAGACCCAGTAGAAGCAGTAGGGGTAGCCCCAGCAAAGAATGCGCAAGAAGCTTGTACCGCTATGGGTATGGGTTACGATCCTATAACTGGAACTTGTGTTTTAGTTAGTAATGATGATAGTGGGCCTGTTGCTGCACCAAAGACTCCCGAGTTTAAGTTTGAAGAACCTGACGTAGACTACTTTAAAATGTCAGAAGAAGAGCTAGCCGCTATAGGAACTGGGGCTAAAATAGATCCGCTTATGAACAAACTTGGTCTTGGTGCTGCCTTAGTATCTGGTCCACTGGGTTTGGTTGTTGGTGGTTATAATGCATATCAACAAGGTAAAGCTATCTCTGAAGTAAGATCTGCTGCTCTTGTTGCTAAGGCTAGGGGCTTTGATGATCTTGCCGATACACTACGTAAACAGGCAGACGATCTTGTCGGTAAGTCAAGCTTCCTCGTTCAAGCTGCTAACACTTTTGGTGGACTTAGTGGCATAAATGATTTTTCTCAGCAGATTGCAGCATTCTCACCTAAAGACTTTAATGTTGGACTGAATTTAAAGATGTTTGATGGGGATGAAAAAGCCTATCTAGCAGCAATTAGAGGTGCAGATGAAGCTATTAGTAAAAGGGGTGTCAGCACAGCTAAAGAACAAAGAGCTAGACTTTCCGATCCTGTAAAACTTAAAGAAGCAAGAGATAAAGCAGCTGCATACAAAGCTGAAAAGGCTAATAAAAAACCTACAGTTGTTACTGCTAGTTCTCTTGCCAATAATGATAATAACACTGCCCATCAGGAAATGATGGATAGTGCTATGAAACAAACTACAGATGTAGGTGGTCACACCGTAACAGAGAGAACCTACGGAGGCGATACCTTTGGCGCTGATGAAGACGGTGTTTACAAAGGCGGATTGATGACAAAGAAACGTAAAAAGAAATAACTATACTACTACTACAACGATAAGGCGACCTAGCAATACTGCTAGCCCCAACATAAGGAAGTAAAAATGTCTGAAGCAAATACAATTGAATCACCAAAGTCAGCAGGTTTTGTGGATCGTGGATTTAACCATGCTCGTAAAAAAGCACAGATGGAGCAGGAAGAAAAAGAGATTGCGAATCTAGAAGCTAAAGCTCGTGGTGAAGAAGTTGAAGGGGAAGATCAATTAGCTGAGGCTGAACCCCAAGATGAAGAAGTAACTGAGGAAGATGAGTCTAACCTATCTAAGGAAGAAAAATCTTTTAAGAAACGATACGGTGACCTGCGTAGACATATGCAGCAAAAAGAAAAAGATTGGGAAGAAAAATTAGAAGTTCTTGAAAGCCGTATGAATAGCGAAGGTATTAGAGCACCCAAGTCTGATGAGGACATTGAAAAATGGGCCACTGAATACCCAGATGTAGCTGGCATTGTAGAAACAATTGCAGCTAAAAAAGCTCAAGAGATGTTTCAAAAAGCAGAGTCACGTCTATCAGAGTTAGATAAAGTACAGTCTGAAGCTGAACGTAAAAAAGCTGAAGCAGATATTATGGAAACTCATCCTGACTTCCATAAACTAAAAGCGTCAGACGAGTTTCATGATTGGGCAGAAGAACAACCTAAGTGGGTGCAGGATGCAATCTACGAGAATGCAGATGACCCCGCTTCTGTCGTCAGAGTTATCGACTTGTATAAGTCCGATAAAGGTCTTACTAAAACTGCTAAAAAGGTTTCTACTAAGAAAGCAGCAGGCCTAGTAAGCAAAGGTTCTAAAGCTGTTGTGGAGGCAAGTGATACTACAGGTCAGATTTCTGAGTCAGAAGTATCAAAGATGTCTTCGCATGAGTTTGAAGAACGTCAAGATGAAATTACCAAAGCTATGAGAACTGGTAAATTTATCTATGATATGTCTGGTAGTGCACGTTAGGTGTTGACATCTATCTCTATCAGAGTATAACTATTGGCAGGAACAAGAGCCTCCCTTAGGGGACTACCTCTCTTGCCAAACAACCCCTAAAACTTAACATATGAATAAGAACTACCTGAGTAAGTATAGGCCCGTAAGACTTGTGGTTGGCCAACTGCGAGTTTAACGCACCCTAGAAAATGTTCAGCCTCTTTGCCTTGTTGTTTAGTTTCTATGAGTTGAGGTATATACCTTAAACTCGTGTATATCTCTATCTTTAAGCCAAGCATTCTAGGAGAAAGAAAAATGGCATTCGCAAAAGCATCAGGTTATACTAACCTGCCTAACGGAAACTTTAGTTCCGTTATCTACTCGAAGAAGGTACAACTTGCCTTCCGTAAATCCACCGTAGTCGGTGACATCACTAACTCTGATTATTTTGGGGAAATTGCTTCTCAAGGTGATACAGTTAAAATTATCAAAGAGCCAGAAGTTTCAGTTTCAGCTTATGCACGGGGTACTACCATCGCTGCACAAGATCTTGCTGATGCAGATTTCTCGTTGGTTATTGATAAAGCTAACTACTTTGCGTTCAAAATGGACGACATCGAAGAGGCTCATAGCCATGTCAACTTCATGGACCTTGCTACAAACCGTGCGGCTTTCCGCTTGGCTGATCAGCATGACCAAGAAGTATTGGGCTACTTAGCTGGCTACAAACAGACTGCACTCCACGCTAACGCAGGTGCAGTGAACGATGCAGTAAATGGAACCAAAGCAAATACTGCTGCGGGTTCAGACGAATTGCTTGCAGCTAACAAGCTGAATAAAGGTTCGTTTGGTAACATTACTACTACTAGTGCTGGGGAACATTCAATCCCAGTGGCTGCTCGTTTGCCAGGTGCAACTGCACTTCCAACAGCATACGTATCACCAGCAATGTTGGTTGCACGTATGGGCCGTTTACTTGATCAACAGCAAGTAGACACTCAAGGTCGTTGGCTGGTAGTTGACCCAGTGTTCATGGAAGTACTTCGTGATGAAGATTCTCGTCTCTTTAATTCAGACTTCGGTGAATCCGGTGGACTGCGTAACGGCTTGGTCTTGAATAACTTCCACGGTTTCCGTGTATACACTTCAAGTAACTTGCCTGCAGTGGGTACTGGTGCTGCTACAACAGGTACAGCTAACCAAAATGCCAACTACGGAGCTATTGTAGCTGGTCATGATTCTGCTGTAGCAACTGCTGAGCAAATCAACAAGACTGAAACATACCGTGATCCAGATTCATTCGCTGACATCTGCCGTGGTATGCATCTGTACGGTCGCAAGATCCTTCGTCCAGAAGCTCTTGTAACTGCTAAGTACAACCTCGCTTAATAAGCTTAACATTGGGGCTGGCTTCGTGCTGGCCCCTTTGTGCTTTTCATTCATATAAGGACATCTCAAGATGGCTATTACAACTGCAATGTGCAACAGCTTCAAGCAAGAGCTTCTTGGGGGTGTTCACGACCTAGATACAGATACACTCAAAGTGGCTCTTATCAAGGAATCTCCTAGTGGTACTTACGGTGCTGCTACTACTAACTACTCAGACATCACAGGCAACACAGATGAGGCTGTAGGTACAAACTACACAGCTACAGGCCAAGAGTTAAACTCTGCTGCAAT